CCATAGGAAGGCAGTTACCGCCCAACTTCTAGAAAACCAAGAAAGATTTTTAAGAGAAGAGAGAGCATTCTTATCAGAAGCTCCTCCAACAGTAAACACAGACCCTGCATCTGCTGGTACAGCAGGTTTTAGTGGTGGTGCTGCTGCTGCTGGTCCAGTTGCTGGTTTCGACCCCGTACTGATCAGCTTGATCCGTCGTGCAATGCCTAACTTGGTCGCTTACGACCTTGCTGGTGTTCAGCCAATGAACGGACCAACAGGTTTGATCTTTGCGATGAGAAGTCGTTACGACAATCAGCAAGGAACAGAAGCCTTATTCAACGAGCCAGATTCCGCATTCTCTGCACAGAACTCTGCTGCATCACTTACTCAAGGTGATTACACAGGTGGTTCTGACGAGGGAACAAGTGTTGGTTTTGGTACTACTGCTCAGTCAGGTACTAACCCAAGCATCTTGAACGGTGGATCTGCTAACGCATACGGTGTTGGACAAGGATTCAAGACACAAGATTTGGAAAAATTAGGGGACAATACAACCTCTAACGACTTCCGTGAGATGGCATTCAGTATCGAGAAGGTCTCGGTTACTGCTAAGTCACGTGCTCTAAAAGCTGAGTACTCATTAGAACTCGCTCAAGACCTCAAAGCCATTCATGGTTTGGATGCTGAGGCTGAGTTAGCAAACATCCTCTCTACTGAGATCCTTGCGGAAATCAACAGAGAAATCATCCGTACTGTTTACAAGACTGCTGAGGCAGGTGCTCAAACAAACACAGCAACTGCTGGTGCTTTTGACCTTGACACTGACTCAAACGGAAGATGGATGGTTGAGAAGTTCAAGGGTATGATCTTCCAGCTAGAGCGTGATGCTAACGCTATCGCACAAAGAACTCGTCGTGGAAAGGGTAACATCATCCTTTGCTCTGCTGACGTTGCTTCTGCACTTACAGCTGCTGGCCAGTTAGATTACACACCTGCATTGAACGCTAACCTACAGGTTGACGACACAGGTAACACATTCGCTGGTACACTTAACGGACGCTACAAGGTATACATCGATCCATTCGCTGCTAACCTTGACGCTAACCAGTATTACGTCATGGGTTATAAAGGTTCTTCACCTTATGACGCAGGACTGTTCTACTGCCCATACGTTCCACTACAGATGGTTCGTGCTGTTGGTCAGGACACATTCCAACCAAAAATTGGCTTCAAGACAAGATACGGAATGGTTGCAAACCCATTCGCTGAGGGAACAACTCAAGGTCTTGGTGCTATCAAGAAAGACTCTAACCGTTACTACAGACGTGTTAAAGTTACTAACCTCATGTAATTTATATTACAAGATTCAAGAGACTCCTTCGGGGGTCTCTTTTTTTGTATAAATATATTCGCATCTTACTACAGTAAGAGCATACTCAGTCACATCACATACGATTATGGCCAGAAACCCATACGAACTCCGTTTTGAGTGTCTGCAATTAGCAGAAAACAGACTACAAAGTCGTTATTATGAAACTAGACAAAGGTACGAATACCTAGATGAGAAAGGTGTCAACCAAGATCCAAACGACTATCCCTTATATCCAACAGATGATCAGATAGAATCACTTGCTGATAGGATCGTCAAAACGATGGAGGGGGAAAGGTAATCATGGAATCGGTACTACCTCTTAAAGAAATTGAGACCATATGTAGTAGCAGCAAAAGAAATGCTGAATTATTATTGATATTGGTGGCACATATAACCCACCCACAAATCTATAAGAGACCCCAATAGGGTCTCTTTTTTTATGCTATAATACTAATGACTGACAAACATCCAAATGGTTACACCAGAGAAATGATCAAGGAGATACTAGGTACTTCTTGGCCAACTATGCCAGAAGATCATGAGACTGGCAATCAAATGAGAAGAAGAAGGGGTAATGAAATGAGGGAAGGTAAGAGACCATACCCCACATACCCTGCAAAAAAGGTAGGTCCAAACTTTGATGAGAATGGTAAATACATATATCCAGAGGGATCTGGATTTCGTTATATGGATCCCAATTCCGATTGGGGCGGTAAAGTATCATGAATGAAAAAAATGAAAAGTGGAATGATGCTCTCACTATCTTTACAGAGAGTGTTCATAAACCTGACCCTAAACTTAGGAACTGTGCTCACAACCAGAAATGTTATCATGAGCTGATGGAAGTCCGAAATCAAGTGTTAGATTACCTAAGTACTATACGACGGTAACAATAATCACCTTGAAACCTCAACCAAAATTTCCTCAGTACCCAGAATATATGAACGGAAGACTTAAGAAAGTGGATATGGAATCACGTCTTCTCAATATAAAAAAGGGGATAGATGATAAACATTGGTATCCACAATGGAACAGTAAAGAAAGATGGGCTGCCCAACAAGCCCTAAATAATGCATTGGAGATATTAGACGAGTACGACTACTGATGCCAACAAGAAAATCAGTACACCCAAAGGAGTGGCAAGAGACTTCTAATAGAAATTTTTTATCAATAGTTGGTTTTAAATTCTTATTAGAACGTTGTCCCAAGGTAGATTTCTTGTGCAATCAAGCCAACATACCAGATGTCCAATTGGGTGTTGCTGAACAAAGAACATATCTAAAGAACATACCAGTACCAGGTGATAAGTTGCAGTACGGTGACTTGACTCTTAGTTTCATGGTAGATGAAGATATGGAAAACTATCTCCAGTTATACCAATGGATTACTTCACTAGGTTTTCCTGAATCTATATCACAGTATAGTGAACTCACTAAAGAGGATAGATTTTATCCTACTATAGATGAGGATGATAGATTCAATGAAAGATCAGATGCAACTCTGATGATTATCAATAGTGATTACAATCCAAGTGTAAGAATAAAATTTAAAGACCTGTTCCCTATTAGTTTGAGTGGTATTCCATTCAATGCTACTAGTGAGCAACAACAATATTATACGGCACAAGCCTCCTTCCGTTATACGATTTTTGATGTGATTGATGTCAATGGAAAAAAAGTCTAACCCCTGCACTGTAGAAGCAATACAGTCAATGTGGGATAAAGACTCCAATATGAATCAAGATGAACTTGATAGTGAGTCGCTAAAAATACCACAACTCCACGCCAAGTATTACGACCTATATAATACGATACTGCTCATGCGAAAGCGTGACGAACAGCAGTATAACAATACTCTATTAGAACGTAGAAACTATTACACTGGGAAAGCAACCGCAGACATTTATGCTGAGGAACCATTCCCATATAAAGTCAGAGATAAAGAAGATCTCAAATTATATCTTGAGGCAGATCAAAAACTGTCTAAGACTAAATTGAAGATCGAATACTACGACACAATGTTAAGGTATCTCGAAGAGATACTAAAGCAAGTTTCTAATAGAACCTACCAAATAAAAAATGCTATTGAATGGCGTAGGTTCTCTGCAGGTTATGGCTAATCTTGTTATCAAGAAGAAGAACGAAGTCTTTCTTCAGATAGAATGTGATCCCCATGTGGCACATGAACTGTCAGATGAATTTACATTTGATGTACCTGGTGCTAAGTTCATGCCACAGTACCGTAGTAAGTATTGGGATGGTAAGATAAGATTATATAATATAAACAAAGGTGAGATATACGTAGGACTATTAGATAAGGTAGCGTCATTCTGTAAAAGGTATGACTATAAATTTGAGTTTGAGGATAGTAAGTATTATGGACTACCTTACGATGAGACGGATAAGATATCTCGTGAGGGTGTAAAAGATTATATGACTGCTATCTCGAAATATAAACCGAGAGACTATCAGATAGATGGAGTATGTGATGCACTAAAAAGAAATCGGAGGCTTATTATATCTCCTACGGGTTCTGGGAAATCCCTGATGATTTATTCTATAACGAGATACCATGCCGAGACTGGTAGGGATACTCTTATTATTGTTCCTACTACCTCTCTTGTAGAACAGATGTATAAGGACTTTGTAGAGTATGGTTGGGATGTCGAAAAATTTTGCCATAAGATTTATGCAGGTAAGGATTTGATAAGTCCTAAGAAGGTTATTATATCAACTTGGCAATCAATTTACAAGCTCCCTAAGAAATGGTTTCATAGATTTGATGTGGTCATAGGGGATGAAGCACACCAATTCAAATCAAAATCTCTAGTCAGTATCATGACTAAGATGTATGATACCAAATATCGGTATGGATTTACTGGTACTTTAGATGGTACTCAAACTCATAAGTGGGTTCTAGAAGGTCTTTTCGGACCATCATATAAGATTATCAATACTGCAGAACTTCAGGAAGCAGGATATCTTGCCAAACTAAAAATAAAAGTATTGCTTCTAAGGCATGAAGGACAGGTGTTTGATACTTATCAAGATGAGATAGAGTATCTTATAGGACACGAAAAGAGAAATAGATTCATTAGAAACCTAGCATTAGACTTGAAGGGTAATACTTTGATACTGTTTAGTAGGGTTGCTACCCATGGACAGATACTATATGACCTCATAAATACTAATGAACGCCCTGTGTTCTTTGTACATGGTGGTGTTGACACTGAAGATCGAGAAGAAGTCCGTGCAATTACTGAACAAGAAAATGATGCAATTATTGTTGCTTCCTATGGCACTTTTAGCACTGGGATCAACATTAAGCGGTTGCACAACATCGTCTTCGCCAGTCCCTCCAAGTCCAGAATTAGAACTCTCCAATCAATTGGCCGAGTTCTCAGAAAAGGTTCTGGTAAGGTAGAGGCGACTCTATACGATGTAGCTGATGATTGTAAGAAAGGTTCAAAGCAAAACTACACTTTGAATCATCTTATTGAACGCATCAAATACTACAATGAGGAGAAATTTAGTTATGAAATTATTCAGATCAAAATCTAAAGACTCTGAGGATTCACTTGATGAGTTCCTTGCGTCAATCAAACTAGTTAGTGGCGAAGAGATTCTGTCAAAAGTGATTGTAGATTATAGTACTGGTGAAGAACAAGTTGTTATAGACAATCCAGTAATATGTCATGAGGTTCGCTCCCATGGAGCGAATATCCCTATGGGATATAAATTTGAGCCTTGGATGAAAATGACAGATGAAGATTGTTTTGTCTTAGGTTTAGATAAAGTTATAACTCTTTCAGAGATAAGAGATATTGCTATAATAGAAACATATAATCAGATAGTTGAGAATGGATTCAAGAGAATGCATCCTGAACTTAATAGGGAAATGGGTTATATAAGTAAAGTAGATCAAGCGAGAGATCTTCTAAAGAAACTATATGATGGTAAAGATGCTTCTAAAGATCCTAAAGAAAGCTAAGCTAGTCCCGTTGAACGGCAACACAGTGATTCTACATAGATTTGCCAAGGTTGTCAAGTGGTGCTATAATGATTGATAACAAGTCAACATATAATGACAAGAAAACGATCTGAACATTACGTTAATAACAAAGAGTTTTTACACGCTATTGTTGCATATAAGAAAGCGATTGTTGATGCAGAAGAAGCAGGACAACCTAAACCTAGAATTACTAATTACCTTGGTGAATGCTTTCTAAAGATCGCAACACACCTGTCATATAAACCAAACTTTGTTAACTATATGTTCAAAGATGATATGATATGTGACGGTATAGAGAATTGTGTTCAGTATATAAACAACTTCAATCCTGAGAAATCAAACAATCCATTTGCATATTTCACTCAGATTATACATTATGCTTTCTTACGTAGGATACAAAAAGAGAAGAAGCAGTTAGAGATAAGACAAAAGATTATAGAACGATCTGGGTATGACGAAGTTTTCGTCGCAGACGAAAGTGATAAGTCTTCTGAGTATAACTCAATCAAAGATGCTATCCAGTATAGGTTCAACAGATGAGATTCAAAGCACTTGTTCATGTCAGACTAAGAGGGTCTGTATCTGATGCTGCTGGTAATGCAGTGATGAATAATGTCAAAAGAATTGCCCCACAACTAGAACCTCATTTGTTGAGGATAGGTAAGGCAATAGACTTTTGGTTTGATGCAGAGACAGAAGAGATTGCAAGAGAACAAATGGATCTTTTGTCTGATAGGATGCTTGCTAATACTGTTATAGAAGATTGGGAATATAAACTGGAGGAGACTGAAGAGACTGGAATAGGAAATATATCAAATGATAATGCAGGAACCTCAAAGCATCATTTGTTTGGATCATGAAAGTTGCAATCATAACAGATCAACACTTTGGATTCAAAAAAGGTTCAAAGTTATATCACGATTACTTTTTAAAATTTTATGATGAAATCTTTTTTCCAACAATTAAAGAACGTGGTATTACTACCGTACTTGATCTTGGGGACACTTTTGATAATCGCAAAAATATTGATCTCTATAGCTTGGAGTGGGCCAAGGCAAACTATTTCTCTCGCTTGGCATCTGAAGGGACCAGTCTCATTACTCTTGTGGGAAATCATGCTGCGTATTACAAAAACACTAATGACCTCAATAGCAATGACATACTATTACGAGAGTACGATAATGTCACCGTGGTTGCTAAATGCACGGAGTTAGAGATAGGAGGTTTACCTATCCTATTTGTTCCTTGGATTACTAGTGATAATACAAAAGATACTTATGAGAAGATAAAAAATACTAAGTGTAAAGTGGCTATGGGTCACTTAGAGTTGAATGGTTTTGTTGCTACACATGGTCATACCATGGAGAATGGTGCAGATATATCTTGCTATGATAAGTTCAAACAAGTATTCTCTGGACACTATCATACTAGATCTAACAATGGTAAGATCTACTACCTAGGTAATCCATATGAAATGTTTTGGAATGATGTAAATGATAAAAGAGGATTTCATATCTACGATACAGAGACATTGAAATTAGAAACTATCAATAATACAAATCAGTTATACAAGAAGATATATTATAATGATACACCTAGACAACTATTCAAGTTTAGTGAGTATGGTGGTAAGATTGTAAAGGTGGTGGTACAGAAGAAAAGTAGTAAGAAAGAATTTGATAGGTTTATGGATGCATTACAAAAGGTCAATCCACATGACGTAAAGATCATAGAACTTATAGATGATATGGTTCTTGATGGTAGTGAGATAAAGGATACTGAAGATACTATGACTCTTCTCAATGGGTACGTTGATACCATCGAGACAGATCTAAATAAATCTAGAATAAAAGGACTTATACAAGACGTTTATCGAGAAGCTTGTGAGGTTATGCTATAATGCATATTATCACTGTCAAAAATATGAAAGATGATGGTGCTTATGCTGTCCTGAATGAGTATGGTGAGAAGGTTGTCTTTCTCTTTCAAGAGAAGGATGACGCTAGTAGATATGCTATGATGCTTGAAACTCAGGGTGATCCTGAGATGGAAGTAATATCAGTAGCAGATAAAGTTGCTATAGGTGCTTGCGAAAGAACAGGTACTCGCTATACTATCATTAGTAAGGAAGACATTGTGATTCCACCTAGACCAAAGGATGATTGAATTCAAAACTATTCGTTATAAAAACTTCCTATCTTCTGGAAACCAATTTACAGAAATAAACTTTCAAGAATCTAATACTGCACTAATCGTTGGTGCTAATGGTGCTGGTAAAAGTACAGTTCTTGATGCTCTTACTTTCAGTTTGTTTGGTAAACCCTTTAGAAAAGTTAATAAAGGACAATTAGTAAATTCTATAAACGAAAGAGATACTAAAGTTGAGATTGAATTCAATGCTAAAGGTAGTCCCTATAAGGTGATTAGGGGAATCAAACCTAATGTGTTTGAAGTCTATAGAGATGGGAAAAAGATGAATGAAGATGCTTCTGCTAATGATCAGCAGAAGATGTTAGAGAGTAGTATACTGAGACTAAATTATAAATCATTTACACAGGTTGTCATATTAGGTAGTGCATCTTTTGTACCCTTTATGCAATTGAGTACAGCACATAGGAGAGAGGTCATAGAAGACCTCTTAGATATCAAAGTCTTCTCTTCTATGTCTGACATCATGAAGCAAAAGATAAAGACCTCTAAGGAGAGCCTGAAGGTACTTCAACTAAAGAAGGAATCTGCTGCAGATAAAATTCTGATGCAGCAGCAGTTTATAAAATCCATTGAGAAAACAGGTCAAGATGAAATTGAAAGGAAACAAAAGAAAATTATTGAGATTGAGGAAAGGTCAGACGGCAATGAAAAACGTATTGAAGACCTCATTGCTGCGGTCAAGGAAAGGGAAACTGACCTTCAACAATATACTACTTCAGGTGATAACCTAAAGAAGTTACAAAGTTTTAAAGGTAAGATACAAAATAAAAAACAGAACTCTAGTGAGGAGAAGGAGTTCTTTGATAACAATACGGTTTGTCCTACATGTACTCAAGATATAGAAGAATCTTTTCGTATAGATAAGATTGGCCAGCTCCAGCAAGTTCTTTCTAAGCATCAAGAAGGTCTTTTAGAAATTGAAAAGGCAATCTCTGATGAGGAGGAAAGAGAACGTAAGTTCCTTGAACTGCAGAAGGAGATAACTACCCTCCAGAATGAAACTTCTCAACTTAATATCCAAGTCTCTGAATCAAATAAACTCAGAAAGAGTATTGAATCAGAAATTCAGGACATTACCTATAAACTTGAGAATCGAACTGCTGAAGATGACAAACTAACTGAATTTAAGAACAACCTAAAACAGATCCTAAACGATCTAGAAAAGACTAAAGAGGATAACGATTACCAACTACAGACTAACTCCTTATTGAAAGATGATGGTGTCAAGAGTAGTATAATAAAGAAGTATCTTCCAATAATAAACAAGCGAGTAAATTATTACTTGCAGAAGATGGACTTCTATATCAACTTTACATTGGACGAAGAGTTCAATGAGAAGATAGTCTCACCTGTCCATGATAAGTTTAGTTATTCTTCATTCTCTGAAGGAGAGAAGATGAGGATTGATCTAGCACTTCTTTTTACATGGAGAGAAATTGCTAAAGACTATAAGAATAGTATTAGTACCAATCTACTAATAATGGATGAAGTGTTTGATTCATCACTAGATGGATTTGGTACTGATGAGTTCTTGAAGATTGTACGGTTTGTTATAAAGGATGCTAACGTCTTTATTATCTCTCATAAGAATGAACTCTATGATAAGTTCAACACATGTTTGGAGTTTGAAAAAGTCAAAGGATTTTCTCGTTTGAAAGCTTGACAGTTTACATAAGTTTATGTTATACTAAATACTATCATACAAAGGACTCGAAAGAATCGTAACCCTTTGCGAATGTAATACAGTATCCCATGTCGGGGATGCTATCATCCGCAAGGGATTTTTTCTTGCGAGATACTTAAACAATCATGTCAATCAAATCAACAATCGCTGCTTTAGCAGCATCTCCATTCCTCTTCGCTGGTGCAGCTTTTGCTGGTCCATATGTGAATGTAGAAAGCAATCTTTCTTATCCTGATGGAGACTATTCAGGTGCTACTACAGACCTACACGTAGGTATTGAAGGTCAACTTTCAGAGAAAGTTTCTGGATACGTACAAGGTGGTCCTTCATTCGTTGCTGTAGACGGAACTGACGGTTCTGAGACTGAGTTCTCTGGTAAGGCTGGTATCAACGTTGCTGCTACTGAGCAATTCGGTATCTATGGTGAGCTTTCTGGAATCACTGCTGAAGCTTCTAACGAAGAAGTAGTTAACTGGGGTGCTAAAGCTGGAGTTAAGTACACCTTCTAAATATCTCTAGTTCGAGATGGATCGAGACCTCTGCTTTGCAGGGGTCTTTTTTTATGTTATAATATTTGAGTCACAAGGCATCGCTACCTTTGACTGCGGTATTCCCCTTCGGTAGGTTCAGGAATAGCGGCGATAGGAACCTACCACACTAATGAGGTCAATGAAAGAAACAGAAGATATAGTAATGCATCCACTCTGGATAGGACCTATGCTGATACTGGGTATGATGGTCATGATACAAACTCTTCATACTCTCACCCACTGGCGTATGGAAATAGATGCTGATGCATACTGTAGAAACAATGCTGAGTGGGTGGAGTCACAGACAAATGATAATGATTACTAATACACCCTATTAGCATTACTTTATTCTGATGGGTAACCCGTACAAATACCTACTTGTATAGTCTTTATGTTTCCTATATAATTACGTTACACAACTTTACAAAAGTTTTATGACTTCTTCTACCAATACCATGAAGAGGTACACAACTACTGAGTATGGTAAGCAGAACATGTTTGCTCATGAACCTCAGATTCAGGTTGATACCGATCATGATTACTGGAAGAATGCAGAGCAACTCAATGGTCGCCTAGCGATGATTGGATTCTTTGCAGCAGTACATAACTACATCCTATTTGGAGCAGTTATGCCTGGTATCTTTTGATATCACAGGTCTCTTACACCCCTGCAATTGCAGGTACTTTCTAACCCTATTACAAATCCAACGAAAGGAGAAAAACAATGACACCCGAAGCAGAAAAGTTTAATGGCTGGATGGCCATGATCGGAATAGTAGCAGCACTAGGTGCTTATTCCTTCACAGGTCAAATCATTCCAGGAGTATTCTAATGAGTAATACTAACGTAGCAATTTGGTCAAGAGCCAATGGTAGATTTGCAATGATGGCCTTCTGGGCTCTCATGGCCGCTTATACTAAGTTTACATACTTTACATAAATACATATTCGTATCAAAATACAAATGAGCGACTTTATAGCCGACTCTAGTACGATATCACCATTCATGGCAGTCCTCTGGGTTTTCTATCCTATGGCTGCTTTGGTGTTGGTTGAACTAATTCTAAGAGCAGTTAATAATGATGACGATGATGATCAAGATGGTGGTAAGGGAATTCGTATAGCACAACCTGTTTATGTTCCTAACGGAGCATAAGTATAAATACCTCAGAGTATTTTTACCTACCATGCCTGTTATTATTTTTCTTGTTACCATTGCAGCATACACCTATTCAAATGTTGGGCAGTACGTTTTTCAGTAGTCTAATAATTACAATTCCTCCAGCGACTCATGGGTTGTTGGAGTTTGCTTTTTTATGTGGAGTTGGGGTTGCAGGTTCCTCATTGCATATGCTATAATATAATCGAATGATCAACATGTATGAAGTACAGTGAAAATGAGATCTTAAAGGAGATCTCAGACTATATCAGTAGAACATACCAAGGACATTACAGTACAGGTGGGGTTCAAACTCTAGACCTGATAGATTCTGTTGGAGATGCAGAAGCATTTTGCAGAAGTAACATACTGAAGTATGCATCAAGGTATGATCGAAAAGGAACTGCGAGGAATGACATTGTAAAAATTATACATTATGCTATACTGCTTTTACACTTTAGTGATAAACGTGACAAAGCAAATAAAATCAGTGCAGGGAATCCTACGTCATTCTCTGTCGATTATGACAAGTAAACTTTACAATGAAACTACGTGACACAATGAAACTGTCTGACACAACTTTGAAAGTTCTTCAGAACTTTACAACTATTAATCAATCACTAGCGTTCAAGGAAGGTAGGAAGTTACGTACAATTTCTCCTATGAAGAACGTCTTAGCAGAAGCAGAGATAGATGAATTTATACCAAAGGACTTTGCGATCTACGATTTACCTCAGTTCCTGAATACGGTATCGTTATATAAGAATGCAGATATAGATGTATCAACCAGTCCAAACTTTGCAAGTATAAAGTCTGCTGGTGCATATCAGTTCCATCAAAGATCAAAGTATTTCTTCTCTGATCCTAGTGTTATTATTGCACCACCTGATAAGGAGATGGAACTCCCTGATGAGTTTATATCATTTGCTATAGCAGAAGAGCAGTTAGTAAAACTAATGAAGTCTTCTTCTATTCTACAGTTACCTGACTTGTCAGTTGTAGGTGCAGATGGTGTAGTCAAGTTAGTTGTTAGTGATCGTAAGAACGATACTTCTAATGAGTTTGCTATTGTAGTAAATGAATCTAAACTTAGATTCCAGTTCAATTTCAAGATTGAAAATATCAAGTTGATTCCTGGTAGTTATGAGGTTTCTATATCTAAAAAGAATCTTGCTAGATTTTATAGCCCTAACTATAAGTTGACATACTTTATTGCACTAGAACCTGATTCAAGTTATGAAACCGATGGATGATAAACCTGAAGTACGTGTCAATAAGGACGTACTTGCAGAGGTAATGAGAAAGTATAAGAAAATCAAAAAGTTCCAAAGGTCGAACTTGGGACAAGTTAAAAAAATGGATGATCGTGATGCATCGACTTTGGGAATGTAAGTATAGATTGCCTAACAACACTAAGTATTTTTATACTAATGTTGAGGCAGTCTATCAACATGAAGCAAAAAAAATCTTTGAGGCATCTATGCCATCTGCCATAATATGTGGTAACCCTAGGCAAATTCCTTTATGTGACATATGAATGATGTTCATACCAAGAATGTATTGGTGTCACTTCCCATATACACTCGTAAACTTGATTTAGATAATGAACGGTTGAAAACTATTATCGACCTTCATAGGAAGAGATATCCTGAAACTAATCAAAGTAATGTAAAGGCATGGCATAGCGATTATAAAACTCATCTAAAAGATTTTAGGTTTCAACCTTTTATAGATGAGATTATTGAGAATATAAAAGGGATAAAACAATACGATAGACATTTCTGTGGTTACTCTGGATTTGAGAGGACATTACATCTACGTGATTTTTGGGTCAATATGTATGATGCTGATGCAGATGAATATGCTGTAAAGCATCAACATTTTCCATGTCCTTATGCTGCCACATATTATGTTGAGGTAGAGGAGAACTCTTCACCTATACATTTTCATGGGATGAAGCAGTTGAAATTCTATCCTGAAAATGGTACACTAGTAGTGTGGCCAGGTTTCCTTTACCACTCAGTCCCACCTTCAAAAGGTAAACGGACTGTTCTTGCAATGAATCTTTTAGTGAAAAATGACAACTTCTGATTTTATTTGGGTTGAAAAATATAGACCTAAGAAAATTGATGATTGTATTCTACCAGAGAGTATAAAGAAAACCTTTAGGGAATTCTTATCTCAAGGTGAAATACCCAACTTGCTACTGTCTGGTCCTCCTGGTATTGGAAAGACTACAGTTGCTAAATGTTTATGTGAAGAATTAGGAGCAGACTATTATGTCATCAACGGATCCGATGAAGGAAGATTCCTCGATACAGTCAGAAACCAAGCAAAGAACTTCGCATCTACAGTCTCTCTCACGTCTGAGGGAGGTCATAAAGTCATCATCATCGACGAAGCAGACAATACCACTTCCGACGTACAACTCCTTCTTAGAGCGAATATTGAGACCTTCTACAAAAACTGTAGATTTATATTCACATGTAACTATAAAAATAAAATAATTGAGCCCTTACATTCCAGATGCTCTGTTATCGACTTCAGCATCACTACCAAAGAAAAGCCTGAAATCCAAGCACAATTTTTCAAAAGATTGTTATCTATCTTGGACGGAGAAGGGTGCAAAAGTGATAACAAAGTACTCATCCAACTCATCAACAAACACTTCCCAGACTGGAGAAGAGTTCTAAATGAATGCCAAAGGTATTCTGCTAGTGGTAGTATAGATTCTGGTATTCTTGTGGAACTAGATAATGTAAATGTAAGTGAACTAGTAGGATATCTAACTAAGAAACAGTTTCCTAATGTTAGGAAATGGATAGTTCAGAACCTAGATAATGATCCTAATGCTATACTAAGGAGTATCTATGACTCAATATATGAGTCTATGAAACCTAAGTCTATACCAGAGGCAGTATTGATTATTGCGAAATACCAATATCAAGCAGCCTTTGTTGCTGACCAAGAGATAAATCTATTGGCAGCTCTTACAGAAATTATGTGTAACTGCGAATTCAAATGAAATGTTTAGTAACAGGTGGAGCAGGATTCATTGGCTCCCATATCGTTGGTAGATTACTACAGAATGGACATGAAGTAGTTGTCATTGATAATGAATCTGCTGAATCTAATGATGCTTTCAATTGGTATGAAGATCATGCTGAGAATCATGTAGTTGATATACGTGACTTCGATGCTTGCAGACCAGTCTTTGATGGTGTAGAATATGTCTTTCACCTAGCAGCACATAGTAGAATACAAGTTGCTATGCAGAATCCTAAGGAGTGCTTGGAGACAAACATTCAGGGTACTGTCAATATGTTGGAGTGTGCTAGGCAAGTAGGTGCTAGAAGATTTATCAACTCTTCTACTTCATCCCTATATGGATTAGTGAATGAACCTCCTTTGAAGGAGTCTATGCAACCACAGTGTCTTAATCATTATTCTGCTAGTAAGAAATCTGCTGAGATAATGTGTGAGATGTATCACAATCTGTATGGTCTTAGGACTATCAGTCTTAGATACTTCAATGTATATGGTCCTCGTCAACCATTGAAAGGACAGTATGCACCTGTTGTTGGATTATTTCTAGAGCAAAAGAAACGTGGAGAACCATTGACTATTGTAGGAGATGGTGAACAACGTAGAGACTTTACTCATGTTGATGATGTCGTACAGGCAAATATAAATGCCATGATGACAAACTATTCTGGTCTTAGTATAAACATTGGTACTGGTACTAATCATTCTGTGAATGATCTTGCTGCTATGATATCTGATAATACAGTATACCTTCCAGAAAGACCTGGCGAAGCCAGAGAAACTCTTGCCGATAATGAGAGGGCAAGACTCCTACTAGATTGGAAACCCAATCATACCTTAGAGGACTACATTAATGAAGAACTTGAAAACTCCGCTACGTTATCCAGGTGGCAAGAGCAGAGCAATAACCAAGATGAGTCAGTTCTTTCCAGACCTGACGAAGTACTACCAGTTTAGAGAACCTTTCTTAGGTGGTGGTTCTGTTGCTTTGTGGGTAACTAAACAGTACCCTGATCTACTTGTGTGGGTAAATGATCTATATGAACCTTTGTATAACTTCTGGAGTCAGTTACAGTGTAATGGTAAGGAGTTAGAAACAAAACTATTAGAACTAAAATCCGAGCACAATGACAGAGACAAAGCAAAAAAACTTTTTGAAATCTGTAAGAAAGAAGTTGGTGATAGATCGCTATCCAATACACACCGTGCAGTTAGTTTTTATGTCGTTAACAAGTGTAGTTTTTCTGGTCTTACTGAATCGAGTTCTTTTTCTGCCCAAGCTTCAGAATCCAATTTCTCCGTCAGGGGAATTGAAAAGCTTAGTGGATATCAAGAAATAATAAAGTTCTGGAAGATTACTAATTACTCTTATGATTTCTTACTGAGTGGAGTTCAGACTAAAGTAAAGGATGCATTTATATACCTTGATCCACCATATGAAATAGGATCTCATTTATATGGTAAGAAGGGTGATATGCATAAGTATTTTGATCATGATGACTTCTCTACAAAATGTGATAAGTGTCTTCAAGATCTTCTTGTGAGCTATAATTCTTCACAATTAGTTAGAGATAGATTCAGTGATTGGAAGGCTGTTGAGTATGAACATACATACACGATGAGATCTACAACTACATATACTAAGGCACAAAAAGATAGAAAGGAGTTAGTTCTACTCAACTATGAATAGTACTTACGATGACTCTAACTGGAGACAAGAGTATAAAGCATATACAAGTTCTAAGAAGGAACTTGAGTTGCTAGAGAATGGTCCTAAAAGTCTATCTCAGTCATGGATACTAGGTGCATTGTATAACAAGTGGAAGAAGATGAAAGGATACAAGGATCCTGAACCACCTAATGTTCAATCAAGTCTAGGTGAGTTCTTCAAGAAACAAGATACCTATGGAGACTCTTAATGGAACCTGTCAATGATCTCTATCAAGACATGGAACGTTTGAACAGTTTATATGAAGAATTGATGTGGGAACACGATCTTCATTTAGAATTTATTCCTGATTATGACAACAACAGAATTATCATCCAACCAAAAAATAGAGGATTGGGTACTAAACTTCCTCAGTAAACCTAATTCTGCATTTGATAATTTACCACCATGTCCTTATGCTAAGAAGGCATGGTTAGATGGTAATGTAGAAGTCAAAGAATTTCAATCCTTTGCATCTATGCGAAAGGATCTTGATGAATGGAATAAGGAAGTTGTAATATATCTTTTTCAATATACTACTCTACCTAGATGTGGTGAACTAGAAGCTCTATCATCTAAGTTCAATGAACAGTATCCAGACTTTTTATTTCTTGAAGAGTCTCCAGATTTAGTAGAAGATGTTGGTGGTGTTATAGTCAATCAAGGTGATCTGTGTATGATGATTGTTCAGAAGAGGAAAGAATTAGAGGAAGCAAGAGAAGAATTGAAGAAGACAGGATATTATGACAACTGGACAGAAGAGATGAAAGAACGTATAATGGATAGATGACACTCAAAGATCATCTAGGACCAAAGAAAGATTGGACTACTAAACAGTGGTTGGACTATGCACATGTACAGAAGCATAATCCTTGGATCTCTGAAGAGGATCGTCAATATTGGAAAGATAAAATTATTGAATTATCATGACTGAATTGAAAGACTGGCTCAATACTATCAACACATCTAAAAAGAATCTTATTGATGAGGATGAATTATTAGAATCTAAGTATCCAGCATTTGTTGTCAACAAATGTATGGCAGGACATATAGATGCGATCATGTTTGCAAATGAGATGAATATGAATCCTAATCTAGACAAGAAGCTACAGTATGACTTTTATCTAAATACACTCAGGTCTAAGAAGAGATATTCTCCTTGGATTAGAAAGGAAGAATTGAAAAACCTTGAGTTGGTTAAAAGATACTATGGGTATAGTAATGAAAAAGCCAAGCAAGCCTTACCACTTCTCTCACAAGAACAACTGAATTTTATTACAAGTAAACTTGATACTGGAGGATTGAGATGAGTGGGATGGAACCAGATTATCAGTGGTCACCTGACAAAATGGTCGAGGTGTCATTGTCTGAACCAGATGATTTCTTAAAGGTACGTGAGACACTTACACGAATAGGAGTAGCATCTAGGAAAGAGAAGAAGTTATATCAATCATGTCATATACTGCATAAGCAAGGTAAGTATTACATTGTTCACTTCAAGGAACTTTTTGCCTTAGATGGTAAGAAGGCAAACCTTAGTATCAATGATATACAAAGAAGAAATAGAATTATTCAACTTCTATCAGATTGGGGTTTGGTTACTATACTAAAACCAGATGTTGTATCTGATATAGCACCTCTAAATCAAATCAAAGTTATTGCTTATAAAGAAAAGGGTGATTGGATTTTAGAAACCAAGTATAATATTGGTAAAAAGAAAGCACCTGAAGGATGACTTACTCTCGTAGAGTATCAGGTATACCAAAACCATATGAGATCTTCTCTCTCACTATGAGAAAGGAGATGATTTTTGCTGATGGTATAGATGAGGCATATGATAACTTAGAACGTTTACAGAAAGAAAACTTTAATAGAATAAAAATTCCTGAGTTCACTTTCAAAATAGAAGGTGAACTTTTGATATATGAATGTCAGTTCATTAAAGGTGAACCTATCAGGAGCATTGCTGATTACAATGCAGTGTTTGAGGATCTTGTTATACGTGATTCTGATTACTCATTTGATACCTATCGTCCTGAAAATTATATTAAAGATTGGAAAGGAGATATCTATGCTATTGATTTAGATGACTATAGATTATTTCCTGAAGAACAAAGGATTCGTAAGTGGGAGAGAAGTATAGGATTCTATGGTCATGTAGTTACTGCTTATAGAGGAGAGCATCAGTTAGATGTAGTGATATTTGGTGAAGGTCAACGACAGAAAAAATTGAAACAACTTATAGAAAGTATGTTCAATGCTGTTGTAAAGGAATTACCTGGTGACTTTGGATTAGTAGTTGATGGTAAACATCTTATTACATTTGAAGATGGTATGGATTATCTGAGAGACTTATATCTTGAGACTAGAGCTCAATTAAACTTGGATGATAACCGTACCAATAAGTATCAGTATAGAAAAGCTGAGAAGGCAACCGTACTTTTTGATAGTAACAACCGAACTAGTCATATAAAGTGATCTGGTATAATTAGTAGTGTACGCCTTCGGGGTACATTTCTAACAGACGCTCAAAGAGGTCACTATGTTTAACGATCCAAACGCTATTACTTTTACCGTGCCTGAAACTCAGGACTACTTGGCAAAAGTAAGAAAAAATATGATCGGGTTTGATGACTGGTTCACAGCCTTTGATCAGCATTTTGCAAGTACAAATAACTATCCACCTTACAATACAGTAAAGGTTTCTAATCATGAGTATAGAGTTGAGGTAGCACTTGCAGGATTCAAAAAAGAAGATCTAAAAGTCTACACACAAGAAGGAAGACTTATCATTGAAGGTAAGAAAGGTGATGGTGTAGAACAAGATTATGTACATAAAGGATTGGCACAACGTGCATTCACACGTCAGTGGTCATTACCTGAACAACTTGAAGTCAAGGGAGTAAAATTCGAGGATGGATTATTACTAATTGATATCAAAAAGATTATTCCTGAAGCACAGCAACGGAAAGATTGGCTCTAAATATAGTGTAGACTTGTGATAGTCCATTGTATTCAAGAGTTCTAAAACATATTAAACCAAAGGATCTAAGAGAAACTATATCTCTTAGATTTACCGATGTCCTCAATCCAGTTTTCTGGATTGGGGATTCTCTACGTCCTGAGGTCAGAGAAGCATTGATGAGATTTGCAAAAGCATTTGCGGACTATGTTGATCTTGATGATAAGGCAATTTCAGATGTGATACTACTAGGTGGTAATGCAGGTTATAACTATACTGTTATGTCTGATTTAGATGTACATATCGTTGTAGATCCTAAGTATATTCCTGACTGTAATCCTGATCTATTAGATGAGTTTTACATGGACAAGAAAACTTTATGGGAGTTGACTCATAACGTAACTATCCTTGGAGCAAAAGCAGAACCTTATATTGAAAGACCTGGTGTTACTCGTAAGAAGAGTCAAGGTGTCTATAGTCTGATGAAGCAGACATGGATACAGAAACCAGAGAAGATGGAAGATGATCTTGACGAAAAAGAATTAGAGAAGAAAGTAAAAAATCTAAAGCATAAGATTGATACTTATATCAAGAGTGAGGATCCAGAAGCACTCAAGACATTGGTAAAGAGACTTAGAGTTGGTAGATCAGTATCCCTACAGAAGTATGGTGAGTATGGTTTTGAGAATATGGTTTTCAAAGAGTTACGAAACCAAGGTTATATTGACAAAGTACGTTCAACTGTGGTAAACTTAAAATCCAAGAGTCTTTCTTTATGATCAAAATATTAATGTTGAAGGAGTACTCTCTAGTACTCATTGCTCGTATTGAGGAGTTGACAACTGAATTGGGAGAACCTGATTGTAAGTTGATTGAACCATATGAAATCAAAAGCACTGACACTGGAGATTTTCTACAGCATTGGCCATCGTTTTCTATGCAACGTGAGATGATAATTCATTCGGATAGTATCCTGACAATTTTAGAACCTGATGCACATCACCTAGATAAGTATCAGAGTCTTACTGCCAAGAAAGTAAATGAAACAACTTAGGATATTATGGTTGTATCCTAATCAACATATGCGTGTCACCCCTCCAGGTGGCATTGCTATTTTAACTGCATGTTTGAAAAGAGCAGGGTATAATAATATAGATTTGTTTGATGCTACTTGGTATCCTGTAGATACTGAGGAAGAATTTGCACGTCCTGATAGAGATAGAGAAAGAGAAAAGAGACAGATGTTCCCAGAGTATAAGTGGGAGAAAGAAGGAGTTGATCTGACTTTAGAAGATGAGAATATGTATGTTGCATGGAGAAAGAAGGTATTAGAATTCAAACCTGATGTAATATTATCTTCTGTTGTAGAGGACACTTATTATCTGTGGAGAAAATTCATGGATCAGATCACAGATCTAAAGTTTATTAGTGTTTGTGGTGGTGTGTTCTGTACCTATTATCCACAAGCATTTGAAGGTAAGTGTGATTATATTTGTAGAGGTGAGGGAGATGAAGCAATACCTGAACTGATGGATCTTATTAGTGAGGGTAAGACAGGTCATCATTTACCTAACATTCATCCTAATCCGATGAGACCTGCTGTCAATGTCAACACACTACCAATCACAGACCATGATATATTTCCAGCAAAATCATTATACAGACCATTCCAAGGTAAGATAGTAAAGATTGGTGTGACAGAAACACAACGTGGATGTCCATTCAAATGTAAGTTCTGTAACTCACCATCTAATGCAGGATTATATAAGGAGGAAACAGATAGTTTGTTCTTCAGAAAGAAAACTGTTGAGCATCAAGAAGCAGAGTTGAAATATCTAATAGATCGTCATAACATAGAGGTGTTGTGGATCTTGACAGATACATTCCTTACAATGTCAAAACGAGGTTTTGATGAGTGGGCTGAGATGTATTCCAAATACAAATTACCTTTCTTTACTCAGACAAGACCAGAGTTATTGACACCATATCAAGCAAGGACATTGAAAGAACTTGGATGTTTGAAGATTAATATGGGTGTAGAACATGGTGATCCCCAGTTCCGTAAGGATGTTATAGGTAGAGTATATCAAAACGAGAGAGCGATAGAAGCATTTGCTATTGCTAGAGAAGCAGGTCTTTCTACTACATGTAATTTCAT